AAGTTCAGCCGGCTGACGGCCGACTGGGTGACGGGCAACACCAGCGCCGACAGCGAGGTGTACGGCTCGGCGCAGAAGTTGCGCGATCGCGTACGGCAGCTGTGCCGGGACAACGACTACGCGCGGCAAACGTTGCGGGCGATCGCGGCCAACGTGGTGGGCCAGGGCATCCCGTTCCAGGCGCAAGTGCGGATGCAACGCGGCGGGCGGCTGGACAAGACCGTCAACGACCAGATCGAGGCGGCGTGGAAGCGGTGGACCAAGGCGCAGCACTGCCACACGGCGGGCAAGCTGACATGGCATGACATTGAGGCGCTGGCGATCAGGAGCGTGGCGGAGTCGGGTGAGGTGTTCGTGCGGCTGGTGAAGCAGCCGTTCGGTGGCTCAGCGGTGCCGCTGGCGCTGGAGGTGCTAGAGGCCGACCTGCTTGACGATGGGCTGAACGGCCGCAGCCAGCAGGGCAACGAGATCAGGATGGGCGTGGAGGTGGACACCTGGGGCCGGCCGGTGGCTTATCACTTCCTGGCGTACCACCCGGGCGACTATCAGTTCAGCAACCAACAGATCAGCACGCAGCGCCACAAGCGGGTGCCGGCCGATGAGGTGATCCACCTTTATCGGGTTGACCGGCCAGGGCAGACCAGGGGCGTGACGTGGTTTGCTTCAGCAATCCAGCGGCTGCACCACCTGCAGGGCTACGAGCAGGCGGAGATCGTGCGGGCGCGGGCAGCATCGGCGCTGATGGGCTTCATCACCAGCCCTGAGGGCGAGCTGATGGGCGACGAGGTGATCGAGGGCGAACGGGTCAGCAACTTTGAGCCGGGCGTGTTCAAGTACCTGGCGCCGGGCGAGAGTGTGACAGTTCCGCAACTGGACGCGCCGGATGGTCAGTTTGAGCCGTTCGTGCGGGCGATGCTGCGGGCCATGGCTGCCGGCATTGGCTGCAGCTACGAGACGGTGAGCCGCGATTTCAGCCAGACCAACTATTCATCAAGCCGGCTGTCGCTGCTGGAAGACCGCGACCATTGGCGGGTGTTGCAGAGCTGGCTGATCGAGAACCTGCACCAGCGGGTGTTTGAGGTGTGGCTGGACATGGCAGTACTCAGTGGTGCGCTGCCGCTGGCCAGCTACGAACTGCAGGCCGATCGCTACAAGGCGGTTCATTGGATGCCACGCGGTTGGGCATGGGTGGACCCCGGCAAGGAAGTCGAGGCCTACAAGGAAGCGGTGCGCTGCGGCTTCAAGACGCTGGGCGAAGTGGTGGCCGAGCAAGGCGGCGACCTTGAGGAGATGATGCAGGCGCGGCGGATGGAGCTGGATGCCGCCAACGACCTGGAGTTGAAGTTCGACACCGACCCGGCCAGTGACCCGGCGCCAGCCCCACCGGCTGCTGCTGCACCTAAGACGCCCGATAATGTGGAAGACAACGTGGATACCCCCGATGGATCTATCGCGTGACCTAGAAGGCCAGCTGCTGAAGCGCTCTGAGGTTGCTGATTTCCAGGTCAGCGATGACGAGCGCAGCATCGAGTTTCCCTTCTCGAGCGAGTTTGCGGTGGCGCGCTACTTCGGCAACGAAGTGCTCAGCCATGAACGCGGCGCTGCTGATCTCTCCCGCCTGAACGATTCCGCCCCGGTGTTGTTCAACCACGACCCCAACAAGGTGGTCGGCGTGGTGGAGCGTGCCTGGCTCGATGACAAGAGCAAGCGCGGCTATGTCAACGTCCGCTTCTCTCGCAATGCCTTCGCCCAAGAGGTGTTGGCTGATGTGAAAGATGGCGTGCTGCGCAATGTGTCGTTTGGCTATGCCATCAACGACATGGAGCAACGCGGCGATGACTTCGTAGCGACCAGCTGGAGTCCCTACGAAGTGAGCGTGGTTAGCATACCTGCAGACCCAACGGTCGGCGTCGGGCGTGCTCTCGACGTTCAACCTGCGGCTCCAGCCGCATCACCAACCCCCGAAACAGAACCCGAGGTTCCGATGGAAAACACCCCTGATCTTTCGGCGGTGCGGGCTGAAGCGGCTGCTGAAGCTGCCAAAGCTGAGCGCTCCCGCATCTCCGGCATTTCCGCCCTGACTGAAAAGCACGGCATGGCTGATCTCGGCCGCCAGCTGATCGAAGGTGGCCGCAGCCTCGACGAGGCCCGCGCTGCTGTCCTCGACAAGCTGGGCGCCAAGGTTGAGCCCGTCTCCGAGAAGGCTGCCGACATCGGCCTGACCGCCAAGGAGACCCGCGAGTTTTCCTTCCAGCGCGCTATCAACGCACTGGCCAACCCCCAAGATCGCAAGCTGTGGGAAGCCGCTTCCTTTGAGCGCGAGTGCTCTGAAGCTGCTGCCGCCAAGGCTGGCAAGACCGCTCAGGGCATCATGGTGCCCAACGAGGTGCTGCGCCGCGATCTGGTGGTGGGCACTGCCTCCGCTGCTGGTGATCTGGTCGGCGTTGACTTCCGCCCCGGTTCGTTCATCGAGCTGCTGCGCAACCGCTCTGCTCTTGCTGGGCTGGGCGTCACCTCGCTGTCCGGCCTGTCCGGCAACGTGGCAATCCCCCGTCAGACCGGCGCCGCCACTGCCTATTGGGTGGCTGAGTCCGGCGCTCCGACCGAGAGCAACCAGACGGTTGACCAGGTGAACATGTCACCTAAGACGGTCGGCGCTTTCACCGACTACAGCCGTCGCCTGATGCTGCAGTCCAGCATCGACGTGGAGCAGATGATCCGCCAGGATCTCGCCACCGTGCTGGCGCTGGAGATCGACCGCGTGGGCCTCTACGGCCTGGGCAACAGCAACCAGCCCCTCGGCATCAAGCTGACCAGCGGCATCAACACCGAAGACTTCGGTGCTGCCACTCCCACCTACGCCGAGGTGGTGAGCATGGAAAGCAAGATCGCTGCCGACAACGCCGACATCGGCGCCATGGCTTACCTGATGAACGCCTCCATGCGCGGCGCTCTGAAGACCAAGGACAAGGGCACCGATACCGGCGCCTACCTGTTTGAGCCTGGCGGCACCGTCAACGGTTACGGCGCCACGGTGAGCAACCAAGTGCTCAGCGGCGACATCTTCTTCGCCGTGTGGAGCCAGCTGATCATGGGCATGTGGTCTGGTCTGGATCTGACCGTGGATCCTTACACCCACAGCACCAGCGGCACCGTGCGGGTGGTGGCTCTGCAGGATGTGGACTTCGCAGTCCGTCATCCCGAGAGCTTCTGCCGCGGCAACAACACTCTCTGATCTGAATGAGACGGGGCGGTCTAACGGCCGCCCTTTTACCCAATGAAGATTCAGATTCTGAAGGACACGATGGCAGGCGGTCAGCTCGTCAGGGCTGGCGACACGATCACGGCATCTGATGCTGATGGTCGCCTGCTGGTTGGCATGGGCAAAGCAGTGGAGGTTTCCGAGCCTGCAGCGCCTGTCGTCCTGCCTGAGCCTGTGGAGGCTCCCAAACGCAAACCCCGCACCAAGGTGACCCAAAATGGCGATCTTCCAGCAAACCCTTGAGAAGCTGCAGCACTTCACGCTGCTGGCTACCACCACCATCACCGGCACCGGCGACCAGACCGGCGTCGACTTGCTTGAGTACGACGGCGACATTCAGGTGATTCTGTCCGGCACTGCTGCTGGCGCTGGCGCTGATCTGACCTTTCGTCTGGAAGAGTCGGACGACAACGTGACCTACACCGCAGTGACCGGCGGCGGCTTCACCGCCATCGCCAACACTGCAGCCAAGCAGGTCAAGACCCTGAACCGCGATGAGCTGAAGCGCTATGTGCGCCTGAGCTGCACCGCTGAAACCGGCACCGCTTCCAGCGCTGTCACCTGCTTCGGCTACGGCCTCAAGAAGTACGGCTGATGGCTTTCACCGAGGATCTGAATCTGTTCCTCGATGACTTCGGCGTCAGCTGCACAGCTGGCGCCGTTTCTGCATTGGGCATCCTCGACATGCCGACGCAGGTGCTCGCGGGCGACATGGTGCTAAGCAGCGACTACACGCTGACGGCACGGGCGTCGGACTTTGGTGGGTTGCTGTATGGCGCGGCCATCACGGTGGATGGGGTCAACTATTCGGTGCGCGAGGTGCGCAAGTTGGATGACGGGGCGTTTGTTGAGATTGCGCTAATGCGCTTGGCGCCGGAGAGCAGCGCACCGGGCCAGAATCCACGGACGTTCGGCTTACAGGATCTGACCGACGTGAACATCACGAGCGCGCAGCAGGGTGATGCGCTGATTTACGACGGCACAGAATGGGTGGACACCAACGAGATTGACGGCGGAGGCGCCTAATGGCCACGACGCGGCAGCGGATCAAGCTCAGGCGTGACACGGCCGCCAACTGGACGGCCGCCAACCCGGTGCTGGCGGCCGGTGAAGTCGGCTACGAGAGCGACACCAAGCAGGCAAAGATTGGAAATGGCAGCAGCGCATGGAGCGCGCTGGAGTATGCGCCGCTCAACCGCAACCCGATCCTGCAGTCGATCCAACTGCTGACCACCGGCGGCAATGCGGACACGGCTGGCGAACTGGCCTGGAACGAGGATGAGCAGACGCTGGACGTTGCCAAGGGCGGCGGGACAGTGCTGCAGGTAGGGCAGGAAACCGCGTTCTTGGTCTACAACGACACGGCCGGCACGATTACCGAAGGCACCGGCGTGATGTACGTCGGCACCAATGGCGCAAGCGGCCACCTGAAGGTGGCGCCGATGATCGCCAACGGCACGCTGCCTGGGCATGTGTTTCTCGGCGTGATGACCGAGACGGTGGCATCAGGCAGCAGCGGTTTCGTGACCGCGTTTGGCAAGGTGCGCGGCATCGACACCACCGCCTTCCCGGTGGACTCAATCCTTTACTGCGACCCGGCCAACCCTGGCGGCTTTGTCACGACCGAGCCGGATGGGCCGAACCTGAAACTGCCGGTGGCGGCGGTGATCACATCGGCCAACAACGGCATCATCTTCGTGCGGGCGGCGACCGGCCAGTTCCTGAAGGACTGCCACGACGTTGAAACATCCGACGCTGGCGATGGCGACGTATTGACCTGGGTGGATGCAGCCAACCGCTGGCAGCATCTGCCACCCGTAAACGGCTCAGCGCCGCGCAGCATCACGATCGCGGGACCGGTGGCAAACGACAGCTTCACTCTGTTCCGCACCAGCCGCGAGACCACGATCACCAGCGTGGTGGCGCTGGTCTCCGGCGGCTCGGTAACCTACGAGCTGCGCTATGCCAGCGACCGCACCACAGCTGGCACGTTGGCCACCGTCAACGACACCGTGACCAACACCACCATTGGCGACACCGCCACGGTGCAGAACCAGCCCATTCCCGCTGACCGCTGGGTGTGGGTGAAGATCACAGCAGTCAGCGGCACGGTGGACGAGTTCAACTTGTCCGTTGCGTTCTGACCCTAAACTGAACCCATAGCACAGGAGCCGATCGTCTCATGGCGACCTTCAACAAGTTCCACTCCTTCGTCGAGGCGCTGGCCGAGAAGGTCCACAACCTCGGCTCCGACACGCTGACGGTGGCGCTGACCAACACGCTGCCGGTGAACACCAACACCCAGCTGAGCAACATCACCCAGATCAGCTACACCAACATCCAGAACGGCACCACGACCGGCCGCAACCTAGCGGGCGTCACCTCGGCGCAGACCAGCGGCAGCTACAAGCTGGACGCCAACGATCTGGTGCTCACCGCCACCGGCACGGTGCCGACGTTCCGCTATGTCGTGCTCTACAACGACACGGCCACCAACGACGAATTGATCGGTTGGTACGACTACGGCGCTGCGGTTGACCTGCAGAACGGCGAAACCTTCACGATCACCTGGGACGCTGCTGGCATCCTGACCCTGGCCTGATAACTGACGCGGAGGCGGGACGGTGGCTGTCGCCCATAGTGCTGCCTCGGAGTCTCATACCGGGACAACAGGTTCAACCAACCAGGCAGCGTTCAGTTGGACGCACACGCAGACTGGCACGCCGCAAGGCGTGGTGGTCTTTGTTCACACGATCAGCGCAACAAATACCGTCACCAGCGTCACCTATGGCGGCACAGGCCTGACCCGCGTTGCGGGCGCTGTCGCTATTGACGCAACAACAGAGCCGGGAAGAACAGACATGTTTTTTCTGGGCTCTGGTCTTGCGACCGGAAACCAAACAATTGCGGTCAACCGGACCAATAACGCCACGGTGATGTATGCGTCGGCGGCGACAGTTACCGCCGCAACAGACACGACCTGGGCCGGCATCCGAGTTGACCAAGAAAACCAAGTCCTTAGCCGTCGTTCGATTGACGACGGCAGTGTTGGCGTTAACAGCTTGCGCTACGCCGCGACTTACTACGGCGGTGCTGCGCCAGCTGGCGCAGACACCGGCAGCACGCAGCTAACCAACATTGACCTCGGCAACTTTGCTTGCTCGATGGTCCGGGAGAACACGGCGGGCCAAGGTGCCCGCTTAGTTGGCTTTAACGCCTCTTCGGATGACGTTGCAGCGGTCTATCTCGCCATCCGCGAGCTGGTGCCGCGCACCGAGACGCCGATCGTCGGCACCTTCACGCTGACGGGTAATCCAGCGGACCTGACGATCGTCAGTCCAAAGATTCTTGAACCGGCGGTTGGCGCGTTCAACCTTGCCGGCAACGCTGCAGATTTGCGCCGCAACGCAGTAATTGACGGCGGCACGGGCGCGTTCACGCTCACCGGCAATGACGCCGATGCGCGCCACAACGTCCGCATCGAGGGCGCCACTGGCAGCTTCAGCTTGACGGGCAACGATGCCACCTTCACCAAAGCCGCAGCAAAGGAGCTGCTGCCTGTTGTCGGTGTTTTCAGCCTGACGGGAAATCAAGCAAGCCTGACGCAGGGCTATGCGATCACTGCCGACCGGGGGCAGTTCACGCTGACGGGTAACGCGGTAACCCTGGCTGACACCGATCAGCTTGATGCGACAGCCGGCAGTTTCAGCTTCACGGGTAATGCGGCCACACTGAAGCGTGGCAGTGCATTAGCTGGCGAGACAGGCCAGTTCACGCTGACCGGCCAGCAGGCCAGCTTGGCCCACAACGTCAAGCTCGACGGCGGCACGGGCGCGTTCACGCTGGTCGGCAACACGGTCGAGCTGGAGCGTGGCTACGCCTTGGCTGGCGGCACCGGCGCGTTCACCTTCACCGGCAACGCGGCCACGCTGACCAAGGCCGCAGCCGATGAGCTGACGCCGCTGGTAGGCACGTTCACGCTGGCCAGCAACGGCGCAACGCTGAGCCGCAGCAGGCTGTTTAGCGTCGATCGGGGCCTGTTCACGCTGACCGGCCAGGCGGCCACGCTGGCGGCCAGCAAGGCCGTGCTGGGCGCGCGCGGGGAGTTCCTGCTGACGGGTAACCCGGCAGCACTGACGGCCGCGCGAAGCCTGCTCGGTGCGCGTGGCGAGTTCACGCTGACGGGCAACCTGGCAGGACTGGCGGGCACTGATGCGCTAGAAGCAACGACCGGCATCTTCACCCTGACCGGCAACGCTGTGAGCTTGGCCAAGGCCGGCGGCGGCGGCCGGCGGCGTGTGGTCTTCATCTTCTAGGAAAGTCCCGCGATTGCCCGAGCCTGAAAACACCGATCCCGCTACTCTGACGCCATGACGACACGCCGCGAAACCATCCTGACCGCAATCCGCACGGCGCTGACCAATACCAGCGGCGTTGGCACGCGGATCTATCGCAGCCGGGTGGAGCCGATGGCGCGGGCCGAGAGCCCGGCGATTGTGATCGAGCCGATCAATGACACGGCCGAGCAGAACACCAGCCTGCCCACACTGGACTGGAGCCTGACGGTGCGCGTTGCGGTGATCGTGCGCGGCACGGTGCCCGACCAGCTAGCAGATCCGATCGTTGAAGACATGCACGCCAAGCTGATGGCGGACCTCACGCTCGGGGGCGTGGCGATGGACATCCGGCCGCAAAGCGTAGGTTTTGAGATGGTTGATGCAGACCAACCCGCTGGCGTGATCAGCTGCGACTATCTGATCCGCTATCGCACCGCTAACGCTAACCTCGCAACAGCATGATGGCTACGATGGTGGATGAAAACCAAGGACGGGGGGGCTCGTACCTTCTCGACCCGACCACCGGCAAGCGCAAGCTCATTACCGAGCAATCGGAGCCGGCTCCAACCCCAGCCCCAAGCCCTGAGGTAGACGACAATGCCGCTCCTAACCCGCAGAACCGCGATCCTCGCAAAAACCGAGGCTCAGTACGCAACCGACGCACTGCCTGACGGCACTGACGCCATCCTGATTCGCAACCTCACCGTCACGCCGATCGAGGCTGATGTAGTGAGCCGCGACCTGATCCGGCCGTACCTTGGCAACAGCGACCAGCTGCTGGCGCAGGCGCGGGTCAGCCTGAGCTTTGAAGTGGAAATGGCCGGCTCCGGCACAGGCGCCACTGCTCCCCGCTTCGGCAGCCTGCTGAAGGCTTGCGGCATGGCTGAGACCACTACCGCCGCGGCGATCACCGGCAGCGCGCAAGCTGGAGCTGCCAACTCGATCACTCTTGCAGCAGGCGCCAGCGCCACCGACGACATCTACAACGGGATGATCGTCAGCATCACCTCTGGCACCGGCAACGGTCACGTCGGCGTGATCACCGACTACGACGGCACCACCAAGGTGGCGACCGTGCAGGCCAGCACCACCACGTTCGTGCCTGGTGCATCAAGCGGCTACAGCATCGCCGCCAACGTCGGCTATAAGCCCGTCAGCAGCGCCTTTGACAGCGCCACCATCTACGTTTACGTCGGCGGCGATGTGCTGCACAAGATGACCGGCTGCCGTGGCACCTGGAGCCTCAACGCCACTGTGGGCGAAATCCCGACGATCACCTTTGAGATGGTCGGCATCTACAACGCCCCGACCGACACCGCTGCTCCGGCGGTCACCTACACCGCCCAAGCCACGCCGCAGATCTTCAAGGCCGGCAACGCTTCGGCGTTCAGCTTCCTCGACTACAGCGGCTGCCTCCAGTCCCTGTCCTTCAACATTGCCAACGAGACCGTCTACCGCGAGCTGGTCGGCTGCACCAAGAGCATCATCATCACCAACCGAGCACCAGCTGGTGAGTGCGTCATTGAGGCACCGACCATTGCGCAAAAGGACTATTTCACCGCCGCTAACAGCGACACCAACGGCAAGGTCAGCTTCTTGCATGGCACTACTGCTGGCAACCGGGTGACGCTGACCGCTCCGAAAGCGGACATCAGCAACCCGTCCTATAGCGATCAGGACGGGATCCAGATGCTGACCCTTCCCTACGTCGCCATCCCGACTTCTGCCGGAAACGATGAAGTCGTCCTAACCTTCACCTGATCGCAAGGAACTCCTGCATGTCGTTTGTTCTCAAGCAGTCCGACACCTACAGCTGGCCGGTCACCTTCGACGTTCCCGTCGATGGTGGTCGGCATGAGCGCCAGACGTTTGATGGCGAGTTTAAGCGACTGCCACAAAGCAAGATCGGCCCGATGGTGGCCGAGCTGGGCCGGCTGGAAGATCTAGGCGAGCTGGATCGCATCACCGAGATTGCGGCCGATGTACTGGTCGGATGGTCCGGTGTCAGCGATGACAACGGCAAGGAGATCCCGTTTAGCCAAAAGGCGCTGGAGCAGCTGTTGGAGGTGCCATTCCTCGCGGTAGCGGTGCTGAAGGCCTATATGGACAGCATCAAGGGAGCCAAGAGAAAAAACTGACAGAGGCCGCCGAGCATTGGGCCGGCGGCGATGTCAAAGACGACACGGCAGAAGCGCTCAAGGCTTTCGGTGTGCAGATGCCGGAGCCTGAACTTGCGGTGCAACACTTTGAGGTGTGGGAGGAGAACTGGCCGGCGGTCGAGATGTTCCTGCGCTGCCAGACGCAATGGCGCACCACGATGAACGGCGTGCTGGGCTTGGACTATGGCGCAGTGGCTTGGCTCTTTAAGATGTACGCAGTGGAAGACCCGCGCGCGCTGCTGGAGGATCTGCAGACCATGGAGGCAGCAGCGTTGATGGTCATTAACAGCCGAGGCGACTGACATGGCGATGAACATGGACGCGCTGCTCAAGATCAAGGCGGCAGTTTCCGGTGAGGAGGCAATTCGCCGGCTGGGCAACTCCATGCGGGGCCTGCAGGGCCAGGCCAAGAATGCCGCGATGGGCTTCAACAGCCTGAAGGGCGCGGTGGCTGGCTTCGGTGCAGCGATCGCCGGCAGCGCCATCGTGGCCGGGCTGACGGCTGTCGTGAAGAAGTCGATCGACGCCGGTGATGAGCTGTTCAACCTGCAGGCAAAAACCGGCATTGCAGCCAAAGCGCTGATCGGCATCGGCAACGCAGCCAAGCTGGCCGACGTGGACATGGCCACGCTGGGCAAGGGGCTGAACAAGCTCAACGTGAACCTAGTCAAGGCGGCCGAGGGCAATGCAGCGCTGGCCAGCAATTTCAAGCGTCTCGGTGTGGATGTCAAAGACGCCAACGGCCAGGTGGTGCCAGCCGACAAAGCGCTGAAGCAGATCGCTGATCGCTTTGCTGACATGCCGGACGGTGCGCAGAAGGCGGCCGCGGCGGTTGCGTTGTTTGGCAAATCCGGCGCAGATCTGATCCCGCTGCTGAACGAAGGCGCGGCGGCGATGGAAAAGTTCACCTACAAAGTGGGCGAGGACTTTGCTGCTAGGTCTGACAAGTTCAACGACACAATTACCGAGCTGGACATCAAGACGCAGGGCTTCGGGTTGGAGCTGACCGATGCGCTGTTGCCGGCACTGCAGTCGATCCTTGAGGTGTTTTCGGATCTGTTCGACACCAAGCAGGATTGGACGGCGCTGTTTGAGGTGATCAAGTTTGGCATCCGCAGCATCGCCACCGTGATCTACGCCACTATCAAGTTGGTGGATCAGCTGATTAAGGCTGTTGTCTACAGCGTTGATGCTGTCGGCAAAGCGTTGAAAGGTGATTTTGCAGGCGCAGGTAGAGCGATCAGCCAAGGGGTTGGCGCTGGCCTAGAGCAGGCAAAGCGCGACTTTGAGCAGATTGGCAAACTCTGGACCGATTCCGCATCTCCCGGCACCGGGCGCCGCATGGGTGGCCGCGGCATGGAGCTGGACACATCTGCCGCCGATGATCGTGCCGCTGCTGCTGCACGCAAAGCAGCATCGGATGCAAAGCGTGCAGCAGATGAGCAGCAGCGCCTTGCCGAGCGTCGCAATGATCTGACGCAGAAAGCGATCGAGCTGCAGGAGCAACTGCGCAGAAGTGTTGAGGATGCAAGGGTGGCAACAGTTGGCGTTGGCGCCAGCCCAACTGAGCAACTGTTCATCGAGCGCAGTGACGCCCTCACTGAAAACGAGCGGCGGGTCAAAGATCTGACCAAGACCGTGGTGGAACTAAACCGCGAAGTTGCAGCGGCCGGCGGCACGCTCGACATCAAGCCGTTTGCGGATTTGATTGATCAAGGATTTGCAGCTGCCGAGGGACTGATTGACAAGCAATACACCCAAGGCTTGATCGACCTGCTTCCCAAGCTGGAGGAGTACGACGCCAAAATTGCCGAGGTCACACGCGGCAAGACCGAGCTGACCGAGCTGGAGAAGTTGAACGCGGAGGTCAACCTCTTGCAGCTGGACATCTTGGCGCAAACCAACCCGGCGCTGGCTGAGCAAATTCGGCTCCTACGCGAGCGCGCTGGCGCGCTGGATGCAGCGGTCAAGAAGCAAGAGGAGAGCAACAAGAGCTTTGGCACGCAGTTCAAGGAAGGCTTTAAGCAGGCATCAGACTCAGCCCTGAACCTTGGCGCTAACCTGGCCAGCATCGCCACAAACGGCATCGACGGCCTGACCAACGCAATTGTTGATTTTGCCTCAACGGGCAAGGCGGCTTTTAAGGAGTTTGCTGCATCGGTGCTCAAGGATCTCAGCGCGATGCTGATCAAGTTTGCGATCTTCAAGGCAATCGGTGGAATCTTTCCTGGTCTCAACCTTGGGTTCGCTGCCACAGGTGGCGCCACTGGTTCCACTAGCGCAGCGCCGCTGAAGTTTGCCACCGGCGGCGTGATGCCCAGCAACGTGGTGCCGATGCGGCGTTACGCGCAGGGCGGCATTGCCCGCTCGCCTGAGATGGCGATCTACGGGGAGCGCGGCCCTGAAGCTTATGTGCCCCTGCCAGATGGCCGGAGCATACCGGTGAAGATGAAGCAGCGCACTGAGGCTCTCAACCGCTACAGGCCGATGGGTGCCACAGGCACTATGGCGGCCGATGGCGAGGGCGGCGCGACTGGAGCGATGGCCGTTGGCACTACATCAATTGACGTGCGCTACACGGTCGAGCGAATTAACGATGTCGAGTACGTCACCGCTGATCAGTTCCGCCAAGGAATGCAGCAAGCTGCCGCTGAAGGCGCACAACGCGGCCAACAGCTGACGCTGCGCAGGTTGCAACAGTCGCCAGCAACGCGGCGGAGGGTGGGGGTCTGATGGAACTTGCAGTCGGCAATTACCTGACGTTCAGTACGCCATCAGGCAGCACCGTCTATCGGTTCCAAAACTTTCACATTGGCCAGTCGGCAACGTTTGAAAGCAGCACGTACACATTCCTGCCATTTGGGTTTTCGGGGATCACTATCAACCGCACCGGCGACAACACCGAGGCAACGGTGCTTCTGCCCAACAATGAGCTGAGCCGCAATTGGGCGCTGGAGGCGGTCAGAGACCGGTGGATTGGCACGGTGTTTGTGATGGCGCTCAATCCTGACAACCCGGACGCCGGCGAGAAGATGCACCAGTACGTTGGCCAGGTTGCCGGCGGCGACTGGGACGAGACAAGCCTGAGCCTGTCCCTCAACACCGTGCTCGATGCGGTGGGATCCGATGTGCCGCTGCGGCGCTTGACGCAAGCGCTGGTGGGGGCGCTGCCAGTGACATCGAATGTCCGATTGCGTTGATCTGATTGGATTGCGTTATCGACTAGGAGCTGACGGCACTGGCGGTGAGATCGACTGCATCCATCTGGTTTACGAGGTGCTCCGGCGATGCCAGATTCCAACGCCGGCGTTCAGGCCGGAGTGGTACGACGCATCGTGGCGTCTAATCGCTCGCGATCTGTTGGCGTGGGGTAAACGGGTGGAACAACCAGCCTATGATGGCGATGTGCTGCTGCTCAGGCAGGACACCAAAGCATTTGCGGTGACATGGCAGCGCGGGATCCTCTACATCAACCGTCAGACCGAAAGGGTGAACTGGTGTTTACCGGCCGCACTCACAGACTGCCTTTGCTTCCGTTCGAGAGGCAGATCATTGAACTGATCGGCTGCACGGAGGAGGAGTATCGCCGGTTTGCGCAGGAAGCGGAGTGGCGGAGCCGTGTGCGGCCGGCGGGTTACGAGCACATTCCTGAGGTCCAGGCCGGCTTCGTTGTTCCCGTGCTGATCAGCCTTGCAGTCGGGTTGGCCACCTCAGCGGTGTCCTACCTGCTGACACCGAAGCCCAAAGACCCCGGCCGGACCAGAGAGCGTCGGCTAGCTAACCGCACCGGCGCCGAACGCTTCAGCTCCACCAGCGGTTTTGACACGCAGGCGGATCTGGCCAATTACGGCGATCCAATCCCGATTATTTTTGGGCAGTACACCGGCGCCACCGGCGGAATCTTGGCCGCCCCTCGCTTGGTGTGGTCACGCGCCTTCTCTCTGGGTTCGCAGCAAGCCGTGAAGCTGCTTTTGATTGTGGGCGAGCAAGGCCTGGATGAAGGCATTAGATGGCCGGATCTTAACGGCATTTTTCTTGGCAATACTGCACTGGACGCAATCTATCAGCACGATTTTGCGTTTTACTGGAAAGGCAACAGCAACCGCTTTTTTAGAATCAGGGCCTCGAATTTGACTTATGGCACGCGGGGGGGTGGCTCCTCCGGTGACGTAGAAAATAACGATGACATCTTTCTGTGTCCCACTCGCAATGCTCTTCTTGATACAGGATTTTGCAATGCGTACTCTTTAGCGGCAAACACCCAATTTGGCGTGTATTCTGCCATCCCCAATGGCACAAATTATCGCGTCAACTGGCGCACAATCGCCATCCCAAACTTGCCAGATCAGGATGACGATCCTGGCTCCGCGCTGCTGGCGGACAGGATTAAGATTTCCGGTGATTATGGATTTGACGCCACTACTAAAGATGGCCGCAATTCAATCCGAAATGCTGGCCAAAAAGGAATTGGTCGCAACTATGGCCGATTCATGGGCCTTACCACGCTTAATGGCTACACACCAACTGCTCCCACTGAAGCAAGATCGGTCGCAGTAGGTGATTTTGCTGTCTACACCATTGCGCCTGGCGCCTTGCGGCGAGATCTTTACTACTTAAGCCCTGATTTTAAGAACGTCCAAGTTGATGACATTAACTCAGAAACAGAATCAAACCGTCGAGCAGCTGATGACATGCTGCAAATCGGTGAAACGGTCATGATTGGTCGGACCGTGTGGCTGGTAAGTGCTCGGCGAATCCCCATCTGGAAGCAAGACTTGCGGCAGGAAATAACCCTTAAGTGCATTGAAGTGCCAGCGAGCGGTCCAGCACGACAAATTGGATTGATCAGCGAACAAATGCTGACCCGTGGCGTTTATAGCGATGACGGCGGAACGACAAACGCAAACAATGGACTTGGTTTTAACTCGGGCGCAGGTTTCTACCCTGTGACTCGTGTCTCGTTTGGCGTGGTACGCAATACCAGGCCGTGCGACGTAACCGAAATTGGGCTCAAGAGCCAAGTTTGGCAGCGTGTAAGCGGACTATGCAACTTTTCATCCCTGCCAAGTCCAAGCGATCTAATCAAATCAGAAAGCAAGCGCGTATCAATACTGAGCGGCACAATGACGCTCTACATGAAGCGCACATCTTGTTGGACAATGTGGCTACGACCAGCTGGCACAGATAACAACGGCGCTGAATATGCTTGGGTTCCGATTGGCGAGCAGTTTTGCGTTACTGGCGAAACCCCGCAGGATCAGTTTAATTTTATCCGAATTAAACACCCAAATCAGCAGCAGTATGAGTTCCGGATGATCCCCAAAAGTGGCGCTGACATCACGCGCCATGATCTAGACGATGCTGTATTTTGGAGGCTCGACGCCAAACAGGGCAGTTCGCTGGCGGGAAGCTATGCAACTCCTTACGGCACATTTGATCTATATTCTCTGGGTCAATATGTTGCCGTAAAAGGACTGCGTTTTAATGCTGAAATGTTGACAAATGCCGAGTTCAATGACGGCTCGACTCAATCGTCCATTCCACTTGCGCTGGCGATTGAGAAATACTTTCCTGACGTAGAGGGCACCACCGCTAGAGCCGCTTCTGTAAGTTTTATCGCGTGGCTACCGGATGCGGTATTAGAAGGTCGAGCCGTTGCGACACTTTGGGAGCTGTTCGGCAATGCAACGACACTTAATCAGACAAAGACAGTTAGGCGGGTTGTCTCGCTTAGCGCAACAGTAAACGTCGAGATCGAATTTACTGGCATTGCAAACGTCACATTTTCGTCAAGCCACCCATATTTTCCAAACCAGCTTGGATGGAACCTGCAAAGCTTAAAAGTTGTCAGTAGCACTGGAGGTTTCAGCACCGGGCAAAACTTTGATTACATCATTCCGGTTACCGCAGGTAATCCGCGAGCGCAGCCCTACGGATTGACAACATGCGGCCTTCGCATGAATGTCACCTCGACTTCAGCTGGCCAACCAGTTGGACGCTCTTCTGCCTATGCGTACGAACTGCTGGGCAGTGCAATGAATTACAGCATTGGCTACACGGCAACGACCACTTTTATCGTCACCAGCACAACCGGCGGCACGGCCCGCATTATTGTCAGTGGTAGGGTTATTGCCACCACAACGGAAGTGCTGACAAACTTCCCCACTCAAACTAAGAATTGGTCAATTTCGTTTAGTGTTGATCAGCTTGCTACTTACGGAACGTGGGCCGTTGGTGCAACGATGGATCACACTCGCGTCGCCAGTCAATCTAACCCGTTTTACCAACCTGACAGCAGTGTCGGCGTCCGGCTGCGCGTTATGTCACTTCAAAACGTGGTTCTACCGCCTGGCTACTTGGCTGAACGTGCGTTTGAGGAGCACAGCCAAGTAGCGGACATCAGCCTGTATGGCTCACTCATGCAGAAATCGAACGAAAGCTCGCCCGAGCACGAGATTGTTTACGTCAATGAAATGGTCGCCAACGACGACGTTCCGCGCTACGAGCAGCTGACGCTCTGCGGATTATCGCTTAAGGCCTCGCGCAACTTCACCAGCCTCGACCAGATGCGCGTCTGGCTTGCAAATGGCATTTCAGTCAAAAAGTTTGAACCGGGGGCCACTGGCCTCATCGGCCCGAGTAACAAGTTTACAGATCTGGTGTATTTTCTGCTCACAGATAAAGTAGCAGGCGCAGGAGCAGTGGTTTCGCCAAGCCTGATCAAAACCGAAGATTTCCCCGCCACGGCGCAGTTCTTGAAGCAGAACAAGCTGTTCTTTGATGGCGCCATTGATCAACCCACCAACCTGCGGCAGTTCATCTCTGACACGGCGCCGTTCTTCCTGTGCAATTTCGTCATCGCCGATGGCAAGTTCAGCCTGGTGCCGGCGGTGCCTGCCAATAGCAGCGGCTCGATTTCGACCAACCCTGTGGAGATCAAGCAGCTGTTCACTTCAGGCAACATCATTGAAGGCAGCTTCCGTGTTGAATATTTGGCGGCGGAGGAGCGTAAAGACTTTCAGGCGGTGATGCGCTTCCGGCGAGAGCGGCGTAACCAGCTTCCTGAAGAGCAAACGCTGGTAGTGCGTTGGGCCGAAGCAAACTCCAACCAGCACTCGATTGAGAACTTCGACATGACGCAATATTGCACCAGCCGCGAGCACGCGCTGCTGGTCGCCAAGTATTTCCTATCAATCCGCCGGCGTGTCACCCACAGCGTCAGGTTCCAGACGACGCCTTACGGCCTCAACCTCGCGCCTGGCGACTACATCAAGGTGGCGACTCAAGCCAGCCCCTATTCGGCGGCCAACAATGGCGTGATTGATGCAAGTGGTGTCATTACCTCCGCAACCGAGCTGGCCGATGGCAACTACACGATCACTTATTGGCGTCAAACCGACGTTGAAACTCGAACTGCGACGCTGACCGTGGCTGGCGGCAAAGCAATCGAATCCGACCTTTGGAACGCGCTGTTTACGATCAGCAACGTCTCGACCTCAAACAACGTCTATATGATTGAGCAACTGACGCTCAACGAAGAAGGGATGGTTGAGATTGCCGCCACCGAGTTCCCCTGCACCACTGCGGACAGCAGCCTGATCGCGCTGGATCTAGTGTCAGGTGGCAGCTTCCTGACCGAGGGCTAACCGATGCCGTTCCCAAGCCTGCAACCCACCTCTCGCGCTTACGACGGCGGCAACTATCCCGTGCGCACCTATAAGGCGCAGTCAGGCGTTGAGGCTCGCATCCTGTACGGCAGTCGCCGCACCGGAATGACGCTGACGTTGAATTTTGACAACATTACCGACGCCCAAGCTGAGCAGTTCCTCGATCACTACGACGAAACCAAGGGCACATACCTGACCTTTACGCTGCCTTCGATAATCCGTGCGGGTTGGGCCGGCAACAGTGACGCGATCGACGTGCCGACCGGCAATGGTTGGCGTTACGAGGGTCCGCCAAGCGTGACCAACGTTCGGCCCGGCATAAGCAGCGTTGCGGTGAAGCTGGTTGGTGTTCTCTAGACTGCCTGAAGGAGGGCTGACACATGGCTAAGGCTTACACAGGACGCGACGGCCAGCTGCTCCTCGGCAGTGATGTGCTGGTGAAGGTGACCAGCTGGTCGCTGCAGGCTGACCTTGAGCTGCTTGAGACGACCAGCCTCGGCGAAGCGGTGCGCAGCTTCACGCCCGGCATCCAAAGCTTTAACGGCTCCGCCAGTCTGATCTATTACAAGGACACGGACGGCACCAACGACGCCAGTACGTTGCTTCGCAAGCTGGTGCGCACTGGCACGGCGGGCGTAACCACCAGTGACGCGGTGACGCTCACCCTGCGCTTATTGGACGGCAACACCAGCAGCGACGTGACCCTTACGGCGTACATCACCAGCGCGACATTCGGGGCAGCAGTCGGCGAGGTGATTTCGGCACAGATCGGCTTCCAGGCAACTGGAGCCCTAACAACGGCGACGGTCTGATGGCGGTCTATCTCGGCACTTTTGGACAGGTTGCCCTTCAGCGGAAATCCACTGAAGGCGCCAAGGAGTCAGTGGTCAACGCCTCTGACGTGAACGTTTCTCGCAAGCGGTTCAGCTTCGACTTTGAGACGGGTTTTCTGATCACCGGCGACCAAATCGAGATCACCAGCACCAATGGCGCGGTGTTGGAGTTTGTTGATGAAACCGGATGGAGCAGCGGGGCCAAGCAGTCCAATGGCAAATGGTTCGTGCATGTCGATGAGCTGGGAGGGATTCGGCTGTACTCGACCTTTGGCGATGCGTTGAGCGGCGAGACCGCAAGCGCTATTGCTTTGGACACGATCGTTGCGGACATCCCGATCCGCGTCGTGGTCGCCAACGCAATCCCGCGGATTTTGGGTGCCATCACGGGCTATGAGCTGAACACCAGTCGCGAGACAGTTGACATCACCGGGCTGTCTGAGCAGTTTCGCAGCCAGTGGAGCAGCTTGCTGTCCGGCTCTGGGCGCATCGGGTGCCAATGGGATTACAAGGACTGCTGCGGCGGCGGCGGCTACGAAACGCCGCACTACCTGCTGCAGCTGGCCACTAGAACCGAAGTCGGCTCCGAGTTTTCCGCTCGGCTCTACCTCAAAACGGATTCCTATAATCCCAGCGGTGAGGTGGCCGCCAGCGACGATCAGATTTGGTACGAGATTGACGGTGTGCTTACGGCGTCAGCGGTGCAGTTTGCCCCTGGCACCATTGTGGAGATGACGGCTGAGTTTGTCACTACCGGGCCGATCCGGCTGCTGACGCAGACAACGCCTCAGGAGAAGATCCTGCAGGAAGACGAAGGTGAAATCAGGCTGGACCAGGACGTAACTGCTAGCCTGCTTCAAGAGGCTAACTAGACCGCTGAGGTGCCATGGCAGATCTGAGGATTAGTGAACTCGCTGCTCTCGCCGGCTCCAACCTGTCCGCAGGCGACCTTCTGCCGGTTGTCGATGTCTCGGCAAGCGAAACCAAGAAGATCACCGTAACCGATCTGGTCGGCAACGCCACCACCCTGATTGCTGACGCCACGATCCCTGGCGCCAAGATCCTGTTTGGCTCCCAGCAGGTGGCCGGCACGGCGCTGGTGAACGGCGCCGTTGGCACCACGCAGCTGGCAGATGATGCCGTCACAGCCGCGAAGCTGGGCAACGAATCCACCGTCGATCTGGTCACGACGCTGCCTGCGACAGGCGCCTTTACCGGACAACTGGCGCTCGATACCGACGACCTGAAGGTCTATTGCTGGGATGGCAGCGTCTGGCGGTCAATCAAGGCTGCTGGATCAATCAACGTTGTCAACGGCAGCGGTTCCGGCATCATCAATGTCACGGTGACCACCAGCAACGATGCGGTGACGATCGCTACGTCACTCGACAACACCGCCGCCGCTGGACAGTTTTTGGGTGGTCCAGCTAGCTCGGGCGGCGCCGTCGGTTATCGCAACATTATCGGCACCGACCTCCCGACACCTACCACGTCAGCCAAAGGTGGCGTGATCGTCAACGGCGAAGGCCTCCGCATGGACGGGGCCACGCTTGAGATTGACAACGACATCACGGCCAACAGCGCCACCTACCGAGTGGTGCAGTACAGCAACAAGGGTTTGATCACCGCCGGTCGCGACATCACCGCAGCAGACCTGCCCGTAGCGACGGGTGGCGCCATCGGTGGCGTGCGACCCGGCAGTGGACTTGGCGTAGCCGTCGATGGTGTGCTGAATCACTCCAACGCCATCGCACCCGGCACGTCCAGCAAGGTCAGTTACGACGCCCAAGGTCACATCACCGGCACCAGCAGCTTGCTGGACACGGATGTTCCCGACCTGCCAGCAACCAAGCTGACGAGCGGCACGCTGGACATTGGAAGGATTGGGACCAACACGATCACCGGCGTCAAACTGGCCAATGCCTCGACCGTCAAGTTCGGTGGCTCTGGATCGACTGCTGGCGTTGTCACGTTCCCGTCGCCTGACTTTCAAGGTCAGTATTTTTTCGACGCTTTGAACGGCGATTTGTACTTATACGACGGCGCAGCTTGGCAGCCGATCACCATCACGGCTGGCGAATTGATTTACGCCGGCACCTACAACGCTGCACTGAATCAGGTCAAATCGCTTACGGCCGCTGGCACGGCTGCAGGTTTGGTTATTGGCTCTGCGCTGCCGGCTTCGTCAAATAACAACTTGCGCTATTACCTTGTTGTCTCTGACAGCGGCACCGGCACGGCGCCAGCCCCGGCCGTGGCGCTGGCGCCGCCGGACATGATTGTGTCCAATGGCAATGCGTGGGAGCTTGTAGATGTATCCAACGGCATTGCTGGCCAGCTGGCCAGCAACATCAGCTTTACCCCTTACGGGAACATTGCAGCAACTAACGTTCAAACGGCGTTGCAGGAGCTTGAAGACGAGAAGCTGGCCAATAGCGGCGGCACCATCACCGGCAACCTTGAAATCGGTGCTACTGGAAGCCTGACATTTGAAGGCATTACGCCCAACGCCAGCGAAACCACGCTGGCCGTAGTGGACCCAACAGCAGACCGGACCATCACCCTGCCGGATGCAACGGGCACCGTGGTGCTCTCCGGCGCGATTGTCAACGCCGACATCAACGCCAGCGCTGCGATTGTTGATACCAAGCTGGCCACTATTTCAACCGCTGGCAAGGTGGCGAACTCGGCCACCACGGCCGACAGTGCCAACACTGCTTTAGCGATCGTTGCTCGCGATGGGTCGGGCAATTTTTCTGCCGGCACGATCACCGCGACGACCTTCAGCGGCTCTGGCGCATCGCTGACCAACCTGCCAGCCGGTCAACTCAGCGGCACCGTGCCCACCGGCGTGCTGGGCAACAGCAACCTGTTCGTTGGCACCACCTCGGTGGCGCTGAACCGAGCATCGGCCAACCAAGCACTGACGGGCATCAGCTCGGTGGCGCTGCCAGGCGCGACCAGCGGCACCATCACAGTGCAGCCGGCCGCCACCGCCGGCACGACCACGATCAC